ACCCAAGCGTCCGTGACTGAATGCAGAATACCCATAGGACCAGTCATTTTTGTAGTCTTATCGTTTTCTACAGCCTCACAAAACAACTTAGAAATCTGACGCTTACATGTGTAGCATTCCATAGCAATGCCAATATTGAGAGTGATCATTTGTTCCCATTTAGACATGATCATGCGAAACACTTCTTCTTGATCAGGTCTTAGATATGCATCGTGTTCCATAATAAAGAAGCGATCCATTGGTTTCGAATCGTCCGATACAGACATGCGTTTGTGCATTCTGTATTGAGAACACAAAGAGGCTTTTTCTTGAGGAGACCTTCTCTTATCTTCTGAGAAGGGCAAATCAAGAAGCGTATCAGGCGTGATACACTGCACAACATTTATTCTGAAAATGTCTGATACGCATTCAAAGGATTTTAAAGCGACTTTATGATATTTAACAGCAAGAGGATCGTTAAGATCGACCTGCATGTATGCATCAATCATAATAAATCCTATACGATAGCTAGAAGTACAATGACCCCAACAGTTCCGATGGTTGTCCAACCTGCTTGCTCATGAGTCAGACCCATAAAGAAATCTTTAACGTAGTCTCCAATTGCCTTAATCATAATTAGCTCCTTATGTAGAGCGGAGTTTTATTTAAACGGAACTCCGCAAACCGTTAATATTTATACATCAGGTTAATCGACACTGAAGAATGTCTTCACGGCGTCTGCAATAGCCTTGTTGATAGAGTTATCAACATCAACTGTTACAGTTTGACCGTATTCATCAGTATAACCAATGTAGTGCCAAGTGTCAAGTCTTTCGTCGTATTCGTGCAACAGCGCAACGTTCGTCAGACCGGCTCTCATAGTATAGCCTGAGTTGTCGATCTTTGTCGCATACACTTTTACTTCTTCAACATCATTGGCGCTAACACTAGCAGATAAACCCAATGCAAGTGCGAGGGCTAAAATTCTTTTCATGCCTCTCCTTCTTTAGCACTCACAGAAGCAATCAGTTGCTCATCGAGTGGTCGGAGGGTAGATGCATCAAGAACATTCCATCCACGCTCGCGCCACTCTTCAAGCGACCGACACTTAGTTCGATAAGTGAAGTTCGCTCCAACAGTTTGTTGCTTGATACGTGCACAGAATTTGCCTTCGTCGTTTGCCTTTGCAGTGTAAGACTCATCGGCAAGCGTGTTTTGTGCGGCAGCCAGAAGACCTGCCAACAGTAGTACCTTTTTCATTGTATTACGTCCTTTAAGAAGAGATTGAGATTTTTCTCGGACGCTTTTCTTCAGGAATCTCTACTCTCAAGTTAATGACGAGTAATCCGTCCACGAAGTCTGCTCCATCAACAACAACATGTTCTGACAGTCTAAAGGTGCGAGTAAACTTCTTACCTGAGATTCCACGATGCAGGTACTCCTTTGATCGCTCGTTTTCAAATTCTTCGACTCGGTTGTCGCCAGAAATCACAAGAAGAGCGTTGCCTTCTTTCACTTCAATTTCTAGGTTGTCTCTGCTATAACCAGCCAGTGCAAGTTCGATTGAAAACGTTGATTCGTCATGCTTGACTACGTTGTGTGGAGGAAAGAGTTTGTTGTCTGACATCTCTGAAAGACGTTCAATCTCAGACCAAACGTGATCGAAGCCAATAAAATGCGAACGTGGAAAGGTAAATGCTTTAGTTACCATAAACGGTACCTCCTATTAATTAAGCAAGGTTGTGTTGTATATGTGACCCTATAAAGGCATCACGCGGTTATTTATACGCGAGAAGTTTGTTTTTGGTTCTCTTGTATAAATTTTTTTATGAAGTGTCTCACTTCACGAGATGCGCTTGTGTCCATTTCTTTACACAGCGCAATAAATTCTTTCTTATCTTCCTTATTGATTTTCACAAGAAGATTATCATCTTTTTTCATGGTCTAAGTCCAAAAACCTATATATAATGTATATACAGTGTAATAAAACTGTAACAATAACTACGCCGTGAGGCGACTGGAGGCAAATATGAAAAACATCATCCTCGTATTACTTATGTTACCGCTAATCTCATTCGCTAATGAGAGTGTTGTCACTGCCAATCTTACTCCGATTGTCATGTTTGATACGTCTAGCGACTTAATTCAGATCAGAGACAAGCAAGGTAATAAGTACGCTATCAAAACAAACTGCGAATATGACGTAGAAGAAATCACTCAGTTTCAATTTCGTTCGCGTCAAGTCAGAGAAGGAACACCGATCAAGTTCTCACGCAAGAAAACTTGTCACGTTGAATCGATTGCGAAAATTTAAGCAACCCAGTGATTCTTTCCATCTCTACTGAAATGATAGTATTTGTATAACTTGACGAAATAGGCAAACTGCTTAGGCTCATGATAGGGATTAGGCAGTTTGCCGAATATCTTTTCCATTCTAGCGTAATGCTCTTCGACTGTCAAGCCTTATTACCGATATTGTATTTCGGACATAGCTCCCACTGGTCTTTGTCTTTGTGAGAAATGATCTTCACTTGTCGCAGTGGTGCACACTCTGCTACCTGAGCCTTATCGACGATCTGCACGAGTCCCCAATCTGCCAACAAAGTAGCGATAGTGTTTCTTCTTAAAACATCAGCCTCTTCTAGATTAGACTTCTTGCCATCTAGCAGAAACAGTTCTTTGAAGTGTACGATAAAGTATCGACCTTGCTTGTGCAAGATATGACATGACTGAAACAGTTTGTTTTCACGTCGAGATGCTACACCCATTCTTGTCAATGTCTCACGAACCTTGAGAAAATCATCGGGTTCGTTCAACGTCACTTCCAGCATATCTGCTGGTTTCCAAATTCTATTTTCTTCCACCTTTGTAGATCCTTGTTCTTATTTCATTAATTTGATCAGGTGAAAGGAGGGATAAAGCCGAACGTGCTTTTTCGTTGCTGTATCCATAATACTCCTTTACCGCTTCCACGTCATCGAAAGTCTCTTGTTTCTCCCACTTAGAGAATCGCTTTCGCTTTCTTACTATATTTAGTAAAAAATGGAATTGTAACCTGTTGTCCAGGTGATGAAACTGGTTCATCACGTTAGCCGCGGCAACGGTATCAGGAAAATAACTTAGTGATCGATTTGTCAGAAAAGAGTTATAGGCTTTCTCTTTCAAATCATCGTCCATGATGTCTTGCTTGCCATGATTAATGGCTGTCACATAGTCAAACGGATTCATTATTTAAACTCCACGTTTGCCATGATCTCAGTCATACATGCGACGATGTTCAACTCATGATCAGCAACGAAGGCATTCTTGTACTGGTAGTCAGCAAGAATCAACACCAGTTGCGGAATCGAAGATGCGTCCACTTTCTCGTACATGTTGTCATAGATTTGACGAAAGATTGCAGACACATCAACGTCTACATTCTGAGCGACCCAACTACGCATCTTTTTAAAGTCTTTGTCTTTGAGCGACTTGAAAAGAGAATCGTAGTTACCACTTGCATCATTATTGAGAACTGTAGTTTCCAGTTGACCGCCAATCGAGTACCGTTGGCACTCATTGATCACACGCCGCCAGTCGGGGGCGTACTTCATGATCAGTTGTGCAAGCAGGTCTTTGTTGAATGCGACTTGCTCAGATTCAAGAATATGGATCAATCGCACAAAGAAATCAGCGCAGAGAGTCTGCATCTCTTTCTTGGTCGTATTGAATTCATACACACCACACCGAGAGTGAAGCGGCTCGATGATTCTATTCTTGAAGTTACAAGTCAGAATGAATCGACAGTTATCAGAAAACTCTTCAATGAAGCCACGAAGAGCTGGCTGTGTCGATTGAGGATTTAGATAATCAGCCTCATCTAGGATGACGACCTTGACATCGCCACCTAGAGAGACGGAGGATGCAAAACGTTTGATTTTGCCACGTAGCGTATCGATGTTGCCTTCTTCAGAACCATTGATGACAATATAGTCATAGCCAAGTTCATCACAGATTGCTCGTGCTACGGTAGTCTTACCAAGACCAGCAGTGCCGGTGAAAAGCATGTTGGGCAATTCACCAGACTGCACGATCTTTGTAAAAACATCTTTCAGTTTTTTTGGTAGAATCGTATCTTCTACCTTGCGAGGACGATACTTCTCAACCCAGAGAAAATCTTTAGACATAAATTACTCCGCATCATAATAAAATTACCATTTGTGAACGATGTTTGCCATAATCATGCAAGCACAGCCAACATTGATTACGACAACAAGCGTTCGAATAACCGCGACATGATTGTCATAGTCTGCGGTCTTGTCATCACTGAAGCTACCGATAGCGTACTTCCAGATAGTCCAGAGTTTGTTCATAGGAGTATTATATCAGAATTATTCGCCAGATTCACCTTGCATTTGTTCAACAAGTTGAATCAACTGAATAGATTGATCTCGCAACTGGCCGATAGTCGAGAGTTCTTCACCGCGAAAGCCACCACGTCCGGTCACGGTATCAATTACAGCGACAGTACTGCGGGTCACGCGATTAGCGAGTTCCATCAGTTGCTCGACGCTTTCGTTCGTTTCATTCTTAGCCATAGCATTATTCTCCGTAAGTGCTAGTTTTTTCAAGTGCTACCCAGTATTGGATACCGCTAATCTCATTGACAAAATGAGAAATCAATTTAGATGAGATATCAACTCGATAATCATCATCAACCATCTTCAAGTTCGCAATGTTGAATACGAAGTTGAAATTTGCGTCTTTGTACTCACCATCAACGTCGATAGAGAATACGTTCGAAGTCTTGTCGTTCTGATCGATTACAGACAACTGCAATACATCATTCACAACAGACAAAGACATTTCAGTGTGACCAAGAACAGAAGCCGCTCGCTTCACTCGGGTCAACGTCTCACGATCCAGAGAGAAAGATACCTCACACTCAGGCATGATGATGTCTTTGCTCGGGACAGTAAGCATATCTATATCAGAGTAAAAGTACTTGATACGAGTGCGACCACTACCGTCGCTGATCAAAAAGTTGTTGTCTTCGAAAGTAAGACGTGGCGAATCAACCAAAGACAAGACGCTAAGAAACT